CAGTAAACATCACGGGAAATTCTGAAATCACAGAAACGTCAATCATAAACGTCTCCATGCGGATAGAAGCCACGGCGGATAATTCAATAAATGACCTGTTGATTGACCCTATCCGTGTTACGGTTAGCGCGTACACGGTGGGCGTTGGTTTTACCATTTACGGCACAATGGATCATGGCCCCGCGCAAGGTCTTTATCGGGTCAATTGGGCCTTAGCATAACGAAAGATTGGAATAAAATATGTCAACACAAATCAGATCAGGTGACAGCGAAAACCTTGCAGTAGTTGACCAGCTTAGTAAGGCAATCAGGGTCACAAACTACGCAAGTGACGGCCATGAGGGTATGCACTCATTCCCTGTTGCTGTTAGCACCAACAACGCTACGCAGGCGGGCGAATTTGTTTTGCCGAGTACTAATGCCGAGGAATTTAAATTTATATCCTTGCAGATGGTCGGGACTTGGGAGGCCACTGTCATCTTTGAAGGGTCAAACGATGACACAACTTTCTACCCCGTGGCAACGTCAGACCCAAGCGGACAAACCACTGGCACCACCACAATTACCTCTAACCGTATAATCAAGATACCTATCTTGTTCAAGTTCGTACGCGCTCGGATTTCATCTTACACATCAGGAACGATATCTGGCGTAGCTTTTGGTCACTTAGATGAAAACTCTTCTGGCCTTATTAGCTCCCAAGGCGAAGTCACTCTTAAAGCTGAGACGACTAAGGTAATTGGTACAGTCAACGCAAATATAAATACTGGTGGCAACCCAGAGTATCAAAAGTTCATCTCTTCCACTGGACTAAATTCAACCCTAGTTAAGAATGGTCCTGCCAAGCTAGTAATATTGCATATTGTAAATGGTGCAGCTACAGCTAGGTTTTTCAAGTTGTATAACAAAAGTTCCGCGCCAACAGTGGGTACTGACACCCCTTTAATCACAGTGTCCCTTCCCTCTGGCGCAAGTAACTTTACTTTACCCTCCTTAGTAGGAATTGACTTTTCTGTAGGGCTATCTTTTGCAGTAACACTGGGAGTTTCAGACTCTGACACAACTCCGTTTACAGTGGGTGGAGAAGTTACAGCAATGATTGCGTACGTATAATGGCTGAGTATCAAGGTAAACAAGTGCCTCTGAACAAACCTAGACGTACAACAGGCGGAAGCAGTAAGTTTGAAGTCTTTGTACAGGATGGTGACAAGGTTAAGCGGGTCTCGTTTGGTGATCCCAATATGAGTATCCGAAGAGACAACCCCAAGGCAAGAGCCAACTTTAGGGCTAGGCACAGTTGTGACACCAAGAAGGATAAGACAACTGCTGGTTACTGGTCTTGTCGTATGTGGAGTACCAGTTCAGTCAGTAGCCTTACGAAGGCTTACACTGAGGAGAACTTCAAGCCTCACACGATGTACCACCCTGACACGGGCGAACGTGTGGAGGTATCTACACTGCAAGAACACCTCGACTTACAAGAGAACGGATTTGAACACGAGATGACAAAAAATATCGAAGGTAAAATCCTCAAGACCGACGACGAACAACGTATGGTCTATGGTTGGGCCTCAGTAGTAACCGAAAAGGGTGAAGCTGTAGTTGACCGCCAAGGCGATGTCATTGGGGCTGATACCCTAGTGAAAGCCGTTAACGAATTTATGGAGCATGTGCGAGTTGGTAAGGCTATGCACACAGGGGATCAGGTTGGTGTAGTAGTACATTCGCTCCCTATCACTAAGGAAATTGGTGATGCTCTAGGAATCCAGTCTGACCGTGAAGGATGGGTAGTCGCGTACAAAGTATTCGATGATAACGTCTGGGATATGGTTAAGTCAGGTGAACTCGCTGCGTTCTCAATAGGTGGACGTGCTATCAAGGAGGAACTCTAACTTGCCTAGTCTCCTAACAAAACTTCACCTTGAAGAACTTTCCCTAGTGGATCGTCCAGCCAATGCTCAGGCAATGGTTAGTCTCTTTAAGCGTGACAATCCTCAAGAGGAAATTACAAAAATGACAGAAGAAATGGAAGCTAAAGTAGCTACATACATGGCTGAGAAAGACTGTGGTCGTCCAGAAGCTATGAAAGCTCTTGACTACAAGATGGACAAAGCTGATGAAGCTGTAGAAGTAGAAGCTGAAGTAACTCCTGAGGTTAATCCTTTGGAAGCTGAAGTTGCTGCACTTAAAGCTGATAACGAAGTCCTTCGCAAAGGTCTAATCGACAACGGTTATGTTATCACAGCAGAGGCTATCGAAAAGAAAGCTGACGTTGAGATGCTGGAAGTAGAAGGCGAGATGTTGGTTAAGTCCGATATTCCCGCGCCAGTCCTTAAGGCCCTCGAAAATGCTGCGGTTGAGAAAGCTGCGTATGAATTAGAGAAAGCCGACGTTGTACTATCGAAGAAAGCTAGTGATTCACTACCACACTTCGATCTAACTGTAGCTAAAGCTCTCGTAGAGAAGTTCTACGATGATGAAGCAATTATGGCAGCACTAAAGGCAGCAGACGCAGCTTTTGATGTAGCTATGGAAGAATTTGGTAAGTCTGACGCAGATGGTGAGTTCGCCACTTCAGCCGATAAACTAGATGCACTCGTTAAAGCCTATATGGGTGACAACGAACTTACTAAGGGCGACTATGCCAAGGCTTACGCTGCTGTAGCGAAGACCGAAGCTGGCAAGACCCTAATCAACAAATCCTATAAAGGGGAATAATCATGGCCGTAACACAATCACGTGACAACCGCACTCTAATCGCTGGTGCTGATCTTAGTGCCGCTCAATTCAAATTCGTTAAGATGAACAATGCTGCTAAAGCAGTACTTTGTGGCAACGGAGATGCAGCTTTTGGTGTCCTTTTGGTCCCAGCAGCTTCTGGCAACGCAGCTACAGTTACCGTGTCTGGTAAGACAATGGTAGAATGTGGCGCAACAATCGCAATCGGTGCTAACGTAGGTATCGACGCAGATGGCAACGCTGTAACAGCAGCATCTGGAGACATCATTGTAGGTAAGACCTATGAAGCTGGTGTTGACGGTCAGATCATCGCAATCGAAATTAGCTTGGCTGGTACTGCTGTAGCGTAAGCTGCACTACTTAGCTCATAAGGAATAACAATATGCCGATTCTAACACCACAATCCGTCCACTTGGACACACCTTTGTCAAACCTGACATTGGCCTACGTACAAGAGCAGTCTGTATATATCGCTGACAAGGTTTTCCCTGTCGTTGGTGTGTCTAAGCAGTCTGATAAGTACTACATCTATGACCGTGCAAATGCTAACCGTAAGGGCGACGTTAAGAAGCTGTCCCCACGTACAGAAGTAAACCGCATTGGTCTAGCTATCTCCAATGACTCTTACTATGCTGATGTGTATGGCATTGGTATGGACTTCGATGCACAGACTATTGCTAACGAAGATACAGTCTTGGAAACTCGCGTAAACGGCGCACAGACCTTGATGAACCGTGTACTCATCGAACGTGAAGAAGCCTTTGCTTCTACATTCTTCGCTTCTGGCCAATGGACTACTGATGTAACTCCATCTAACTTGTGGTCTGACTACACTAACTCCACTCCTATCGCTGACGTAACTACTGGCGCTCGTACCATGCAGTTGAAGTCTGGTGGTTTCAAGCCAAACACAATGGTTGTTGGCAAAGAAGTACGCGACATCTTGGTTAATCACCCTGATATCCTTGCTCGTCTTAATGGTGGTTCCACTGTTAATAACCCAGCATTGATTGTTGACGCTAAGTTGGCTGAAATCTTTGGTGTAGAGAACTTCTACGTCATGGAAGCAGTAGCTAACACTGGTGCTGAAGGCCTTGCCGAAGCTAACGCTTTCATCGGTGGTAAGAACGCACTGTTGGTACACACTCCACGCGCATCCGGTCTTATGACCCCTGCTGCTGGTTTGACCTTTGCTTGGAACAGCATTGAAGGTGTATCTAACCTTGGTGTAACAGTTGAGAGCTTCACAGATGATGCACTTAAGCGCGTAGGCGTAGCAGAGCAAATCCAAGTTAAGATGGCATACGACATGAAAGTTGTCGGCGCTGACTTGGGTTACTTCTTCGCAAATGTTGTAGCTTAATCTAGTTACTACTTAAACTAAAGGGGGAACCTGAGCTTAGGCTTGGGTTCTCACCCAATTATAAAACACTGAACAGTTACAAATGGAAAATATAATATGACACACCCCACACACTTAGGCTTTCAAGTTGACTGGCCATTATTCGTTAAGATACCCTTCTCAGGCAACGGGAAGAATTGGAAACGAGGAGATCACTTTAACTGGCTAGAACTTGGTATTGACCAATACAAGACTTATACGCTATATTCCATAGGCAGTGTCTACCATAACTCTGAAATGGAAGTTCAAGCTAAAGTGGGTGACCGACTATCTGAGATGTCAGGCCAACAGCTTGAAACTCTAGTCCAGCTACTGAATGTAGAAGTCAAGAGTAGAACCTCTAGTGCCTCTGAGTATCAAAC